CAGAGCGACTGTCTGCCTCTCCGCTCACAGCATCATAGTCGGGGTCATTAAACATGTGGTCAGATGGGAACATCCGCATCCGTCCACGCGAAAGGTTTTCAAAAACATTTTTGTTACCAAAACCGCTCCGAGTTAAATCGCCATAGAAGCGCTTATTCTGGATTATAGAGTCCTGCAGTCCCTTGTCAACAGTGTCTAACTTCATAGAAAAGTAAGTTAATGCCCAGGCAAAAGCGTCCGTTCTGTCATCGTGTTTGACAAACGGGAAGGCCATCAGTTCTTTCAGGAACGGGTCGATCCACTCTCCCTCCACAAACTGAACCCGAGCAAACTCCAACAACGGGGCTACGGCCTGAAGCCTCACCGTTTTGGACTTCAAGGGTTTCATTTCCTCGATGGGAATCCTCGCCTCTTTCCTCAGCATCTGAATCAGGGACTGTCCGGACGCCGCCTTTTCAATGCAGAGAACGCGAGCGTCATAATAGGCGTACAAATGCTTGACTTTTGCGATCAGATCGGGGAAACCCAACCTGCCGGTAATCAATTCTCTGATGTAAACTTTGCCCGGGAATCGGTGTGAGATCGAAGCCACACAGATTGCAGTCTCGTCAGCCAGCTCTTTTTCAGAGAAAGCGCAGTCAACCGCGAGCCAGGTGAAGTCAAACCCTGGGCATTTTTCTGAATCCAGCCGACAAATCCAACTATCTTTGATGATTTGCCCTTCTGCCGCAACTGGGTTTCCCTGATACAGGGCGGCAAATGCGAACGAACCCATCGTCTTTTTCTGGGCCATGAGCATATCCACAGAAAACGCGGTGTTGCTCGGCCAGTGTGACTCCCCGATGTCCCTCTCTAGCGGGTCATTCTCCTTCTGTTCTGCGGTCTCAATCAGACCGGCAATGTTGACCCAACGCCAGCCATTAGGATTTTCCTCCTCGTCGTATATGCCATCCGCCTCCATCAACACGCCGTGAAGGTCGTGGCTGTGAAACCGGGTAGCGATTACCATCTGACACCAGTTGTTCGTGCGCCGGGTACTTGCTTGCTCGCCCCACCAGGACTCAAGTGCCTCGAGTGCGGCGGTAGAGGTCGAATCCTTCAGCGGGTCGTCCACGATCATGGCCCCAACGCCGGGACTTGTGATGTTCGTTGTTCCTGCCGTGAAACCCGTCAGCACACCCCCCACGGAGGTTGGCAGGATGTAGCCACCACCGAGCATGTCATACTTGGAGTCCCGAGAGAATCCTTTCCACTCTGGGAAGATTTTTGAAAACTCTGGGTGTTTTAGATATCCGATGGCATCTTTGTGAAACTTCCCCGACAGCTGCTGACCGTACGATGCGATGATGTGTTGAGTTTGTTGATCGCGCCCGAGCAACCACGCCACGAACATGGACGCAAGCATGGACTTACCGGATCGCGGTGGGCACGACACAATCAGACGCTTATAGCGTTTCGTCGCCAGATCCTCGAAAGCAGACGCGATAACTTCGTGAAATGCGACTACCCGTAAATCACCTTTCTTCATGATGTCGGCAAATGCCAGAAAGCAATCTCGAGCGGCCCGATACTTGAACTCCTCGATCACAGAGGCCGGTGCCTCCATAACGATTAGTTCTTGGATTCCGCGAATGTATTTTCGCCAGCCGCTGTGCTCTTCAAGCTGGCTGGCTTTGGTGATTACGGGCCTCATATCAGAAGTTGCTGATTCGCTTCAGAAGTTCCTCGACTTTGCCATCGTAGTCCTTTGCCAACTGTTGCTCGGAGGGAGCTTCTTTGGCGGTGAGCACCACAATGTCCTCAGTGATTTCACGATGGGCTTTCACAGAGGCTGTGAAAATCTGAACCAGGTCCCGAGTCGAACACTCAGACATTTGATCCTGAAGGAGACCGATCGCCTCATTGGCCACTTTAAGGGCCTCTTCAGCGAGAAACTCTTTCTGCTTTACAATAGCATCCTTTGCGTTGGAATCAGACATTAGCGAAAACTCCTTTGACATTTTGCGCACACACGGCGCGGTTTAGAGGGGGTGTTGGGAGCCTGGACCGTGCGGCTTCTCAATGTTTGGAGAATCCGCTTGGCCAGATCCATATTCTTTGCGCGAACAGCTGCGTTGTAGCTCTGCCAGAGGCTATGAGTTGAATCCATCAGAATGGTTGCGGAGGAACATTGATGCCGTCCGTACAGGGCAGACAGCCGAGTTTCCAGAGAGAGTTGACGGAAGCCAACTCAAACGTTCCCTCTAACAACCAACCTTTACCCTGAGGCGACTGACCGACATAATAGAATCGACCTTTTGGAGTTTGAATGAATGTTTGCATCTGAACCCCGATGAGGATTCCCCCGTCAAGGTACAGCTGAGGGGAGTCAGGATTGAGCGGATCCACATAAAGGAACTGATAACCACCAAGAACCACAGCGAACTCGCCATAGTTCATACTCTGATACCAAGTGGCGTCCAACACCGCCTTTGAGGAAATGGGGCCACTCTTGGCCACAGTATCATTCCATAGCTCTACAGCGTATCGAGCGAGCTTTCTGCCGGTGTTACAGTAGAACACTTCTCGAATTGGTTCTTTTGTATTGGCGTCAAAAATGGTTACAACCAGACGCCCATCCTCAGTGTAGCTGTTGTTGGAAAGAAGGTAAATGGGTTGGCCGAGGGGATCCTCAAGGAACACACAGTCGGGGTCAGCTATGAACACCCAATTCCCACTCTGCGTCAGTTCATTGCTCCAACGAACTCCGACGCAAGCGTCGTAATCCTCGGGCGGTTGTTCATCACAGCTGTAAGCAGGCACATAGATGTCACCCGTGGTTTCCTCCAGGATGCCACCCAGAGGCAACTTGGTGTCAACACCCAGGGCAGGAAAGATTTGCCGACAGTCGCCTCGCTGAACACAAGGATCCAGAGCAATGTAAGGCAGAGCCTCTTCGATGATTAGCTGATAGACTTGAGTGTATGTGTATTGAGACTCGTCGCTGAGGCCAGTGAAATCCTCGCTGACGCAAACAAAAGGCTCGATTACCTGAACGTAGGCTCCACCCGGAACCGAGCCATTTAGGGTGATGAACGCTCCAGTCAGCAACTGAGTGGCAAAATCGTGCCCTGAGGAAGTTAGATAGTTCTGCGCCGAAAAATTCAACTCGAAACGCATCGAGCGCTCGAACACCATCGGCACACGGTTCTTCACCGTGTTGTTGGCACCCGTGTAACGAACAACAATATTATTGGTCTGAGAGACAACACCCTCTTTGTCAATCACATCCGCCAGGCGCAAAACATTCACGCCAAGCGGAATCAGTGGACTCGCAATCAGCGCGTCGCACATATATTGCTCTATTCGTGTGATTGTTGAAAGTTCCAAGTTGCCTTCGGTAGATAGCAACTTTTACCCGGTTTTGCTTTGCAAAATAAAAGCCCCGCCGAAGCGGGGCAGGAGCGATGGGTTATGCACCCACAGGCATGATAACGAGGTTGACCGAGGGGATTGCAGGATATGGGGCAGCAGCAGGTTCCCCAAGCATAATGGTATTAGCGTCTGCGGAATACCACCATGCCTCAATCTGATCGCCAGCCGCAAGAGTGATGATCCAGGGAGTGGTGGCGAGCTGAGCCGCATTATTACCCACGAGGGTCAGGTTGAATGCGGAGTTAGGTACATTGGTGCCGTTCTTCTTGAACCAGACGTTGATGTCGTCGGTTCCGGTGTCAGTTTTTGCAACTTGGTAAGTAGCGACGATGGTGTAAGTACCGGCAACAGCGGCGGTGATTTGTGTTCCGCCAACAACCGAGAAGTTGTTACTTGCGACGGTGGTGTCAAAGATGACGGCCTGACCTGTGGCACCGCCAGTGTTTGTCTGAGTGGTTGTGCGGAGGAAGGAGCCGTAGTTGGCAGGAACCGCAGCGGAAGTGGTCCAAGTCGGGGCTGCACCAGAGCCACCGGATACGAGAATCTGTCCCGCAGTGCCGTAAGACCCGCCAGTGCCCAGGCTGATAGCGCCAGAGGCGTTGGACTGGAAGCGAATGGTGCCAGCACCGTCGGAAAGAACGACGTTGTTCGCCAGTGTGGAGGTACCGACGTAACGACCCACCAGGGTGTTGCTAC